TTCATTTTCTAAAGCTATTGCATTAGTCTTTTGCTCTGACATCTGCCCATTAATTGCTTCTTCTAATTGAAGCATTTCTACTTCTTTTTGCATTAATGCTATTCTATTTTCATCACTAGCATTGGTATTAAATGCTAATTGTAAAGCATTCATTTCTGTTTGCAAAGCATCTTTTTGTAATGCTTGCTGCTTTTCTAAAACTCCATTAAGCTTGTCATTGGCTTCCATTCTTTCTTTGAAAGTTAAATTGACATTGTCTCTAATCTGTCTTAAATCTTCAGCTTCTTTTAAATATTGAGCATTTAATTTAGCATTCATTATAGCTGCAATTTCAGCATCTTTGTTAGCTTGTACTTGTGCCTTTGATAAATCAATAACTTTTGATGTATAATCTACTATTGCAGTTTTAACATCTTCAAAACTATCATCTACTCCAGTATATACATCTACCATCTGTTTCCCTGCTTCTCCCATTGTATCTATGGCACCACTAAAATCTCCTTTAATTAACTTCCCAAAAGCTTTAGCTACTAATCCTCCTACTTCCATAGCTTCGTGGAACCTATCTATAAGACCTGTCTTAATTGCATCTCCTAAAGCTGCTAGTTGTTTCTGAGGATCTTCAAATAAAGCTTTAAATGATTCTGTAATAGGTCCTACATTATCTGATATGAATTTAAAAAGGTCATTAAATGCAATACTCATAGCACCAATAGCTACATTAAATGCATCCATTACTCCTTGATTCTTACTCATTACATCCTTAAAAATTTCAAATGCTTTATTAAGTAAGGCTACAATTCCTGCTGCTTTTAATAAATTACCAAAACTTACTGAAAGTTTTTTTACTCCTGTACTTGCTTTCTTGGTAGACTTTTCAAGATTTTCAGTGCTTTTTGCTGCTTTGTCTATGCCTTCAGAAACTTCACCGATATTAGAATCTATCTGAGCTTCCATTGTTACTTTATCTGCCATATCTTTTATTTTATAAAGTTACTCCTGTTTTTATTAATGTTATATTTACGTTCATTGCCCATTCTAAAGTCATATTCGTTTGTCCTCTACAAGTTAAAGACAAAGTATTATCAGCTCCTACTGCAGCTAAAATTCGCCAGTTTGTAACAGTTCCTGAAGTCTTGATTGTATCTCTTTCTCTTTGAAATGTGCTAGTTCCTGACTTCGTTATTATTACTCCTCTTTCTACATAAGATCCATAATCACCTTTAGCTCCTGCTGCATTAGACCCTCCAACTCTAACAACTAATGTATCAGCGTGAAAGTATATAATAGAATTATCAGGAATTACAAATCTCTCGCCTGTCACTCCATTTAAAGCACTAGCTTCAGTTGAATTTGATGTAGTTTGTACAGAATATAAACATCTTACAAATTGATTTGTAGCTACTGCACTAGGACTTAAATTACCTCCTATTACTAGACTGTTATCTTGACTTACAATTCCTTGACTACCCAAGACTATAGAATTATTAGCTTTCATCTGATTATTATTACCAGTCATTATAGCATTTGTTACACTAGCATTTGCTTGATTTCCCTGTCCTGTAACTAAGCAATTAGTTGCTGATGCTATATTGTTTCTCTGTCCTTTTACAGTATTCGTTATACTATTACCTAATGTATTGATTTTACTTGTTTGCTTGTATGCAAAGCAAGTACTAGTTTGTATATCAAATTTATAACCATACTTTTCACATTGAGTCTGATTAGGTCTAAATTCATTAGTACCATTATCAGTAAATGTAACTATTCCAATAGCTGAAATACTTAAAGGCTTGACAGAAAATCCATCTGCATAAGGTATAGTAGGGGTTATTCTAGATGGCATTATGGTATAAGTATAAATTCAACAGTTGATAAATCATTAGGCTTGTAGTCTATTTTATTAACTCTAAAAGTTCTATTTTTTATAAAAACTTTGTCATTAAATTTAAATAGATTTATGTCACTAGAACTTAGATTGACTTTTAAAGTCATCTCTCTAGTATCTGGATGATATAATTCATTTATATAATCTAACCAATATAAAGTAAATAAATTATTAGGAGGAGAAGTAGCTAAAGGAATTACTAATTGACAAGGTCCAAAGTTTAGATCTCTACTTGAATTAGTAGGTAGAAAATCTGTAAAGTGACTAAATTGTAAATAGCTAGTAGCATTTTCTCCTGCTACATTATTTTGCTGAGGTATATAATAACTGGAAGGAGCAGTAATATTTACTACTCCATTATTAAACATTATTCTAGGAGCATTTTCAAATCCTTCAGACTCTCCAGCATCAGTCATAGAATACATAGTAGGAATAATTAAACTAGTATAAATATCCATATAAGGCTTTATTATAGTTGCTGAATAAGGTTCTGCTACAATATCTGTTTTACCTTCTAATAAATTTGCAAGAGGTACTGAATATAATAGACTTCCGTACTCGTGACCATTCGTAACTACATTAGGTACGCTTTTTTTATAAACAGAAAGCATATAATCATCTTCATCATTAGCATATTTAAAATGAGTGTGTTTAGTCAAATCACCTAAAGGAGAAAGTTTCATTTCTGAAATATCTACTTTGTCTGTCCAGTCGTGCTCTATTGACCTTCCTGCTAGTGATAAATTGGATGTATCTTTACTTGCAGTATTAGTAATAAATACATCTCCATAAGGCTCAAAATTAATTAAATTAGAATCATTCTCACTAGGCAGACTTACTAAGTTAAACATAGTCATAATTCCCTTTAAAAATTCCCATTGTGATATTGCACCTCTTAAAGATAATAATGAAGAATCTATCATTTGACCTCCTATTGTAGTAACTATATTCTGAGATTTTGTAACTAATGGATTACCACCAACTCCCTTTCCACATTGAGGAAATATTAAATCACCTTGCATTAATTCTATTTCAAAACTTCCATTCCAGATTCCAGGACCGAATATTCCTCCCGAAAATGTATTTACGAAAAAATATCCATTTGTATTGTTAGTCATATTAACACCCTCTTCAATAAGATTTAAACTAGAATCACTTATTTTCAAATGAATCCATTTACAAAACATCGTAGAAGAACCTGTAAAACTTTCAAATCTATAAGCAAAATCTACATTAAAAATCTGATTATCATATTGAGCAGTATAAGAAGTCCCAAATTGATTTACAGCTGCTGCAAAATTGTGCCCTGTATTTAAAGGCATAGTTCCAGTTGGAGATATATTAATTGGATTATCTGATGTAAATGGAGAAAAAGGTCCTAGCCTTTGAAAATTAGGATGTGATACTGTTACAGTTACACCAGTCCCAGTAGGTATAGTTTCTTGTTTTATTGTAGAGGTTGTATCGAAACTAGGAATAGTACTTTCTCCTCCCCAGTTAAAATCCATATACATATTCTTAAAATCATCCGAATCAAAAAAAGTACTTACATATCCAAAAGGCATATCAGCAGCACCAAAAATTCTATCTACTATATACTTCATATTTACCCAAGGTCTAAATGTATCAGCTAGATTATTAAACCTAGGATTAAATAGTGTAGGAATAGGAGTTGGAAAAGGAAAAAATGGCATATATTTAACTGCTTGATGATTCCAGTCACAAAAAGGATATTTTACAGTTGTATAAGCATCTCTAAATCCTGATGTATTAGGGTTTGTATAAGCAATTCCAGTACCTGATGTATTATAGCTATTCTGAATATTCGTTCTATCGTATGTATGTTCTAATTCACTGAGTCCTAAATCTGCTAAAGTCCTATCAGCTAGTATTTCTTTTAAAGCAGTCACGTCTGCATAAAGATTTACATTATAACTAGTTTCTCCTTTTTTATTACTTGCTTCAATCAGTCTAAGATAACCCTCAAATAGAATAAAACCATTCTCTTTCATTATACATTTAGTCCTTCTATAAGGGTTGAAGTCTAACGTATTTAAAGTAGTTCTAGTTATATCAAATATGAAATTGAATATTCTAGTATTTCTTTTTGTTGCAGGTAGCTTAAAAGCTTTAGAATAAGATTGAACTTTTTCTGCAGCATTTTTAAAATTATCTACACTTAAAGTCAAAGGAATATCTTCATCTTCATATAGGTCTAGAATTACTTGACCATCAGCTAAAGTAACGTCATCTGCGTTTGAAAATGTTGGCAAAACTGTAACAGTATCTATAGTAACAGATGAAGTAGCTCCTCCTCCGATATGCCTATAGTTAATACCTAATATTAACTCTGTATGATTATTAGTATTTATCGTTATTTGTTGTACTCCTGTTGTTAAATTATATATTGGAGCAAAAGAATTAAAATTATTAGCCGTACTGTATGTCCTAATTTCTAAACCTGTCTGACTATTAGCTCCTGTTACACCAGTTACATTTATTCTTATTATATAATCTGTTTGAGTATTTAAATTAGTTAGTCTTTGAATGACTCCTGAAGTCTGAATTCCAGATAATGCTTTACCTTTTAAAATTAATTCTCCTCCTGTTTCTATTGGTGTATCTGGTGTAGGTGTTAATGATGTAAATCTATAATAAGTATTAGGAATTAAATAATTAGTAGGAGAAGCACTAGTAGGAGAATTATAGGTATTTATTATATCCTGCATTACATTACCAAAATTAGAAGTATAAACAGTAGAAGTATTTAAAGTATTAAAATCTAAACCATCAATTAAAAGCTCTTGAGGATTGCTAGAAAATACATTATAAACTCCTTCGTATGCTTGTGGAAATACTATTAACTGTACACTCATTTTTAAATGCTTTGTGTTCTTAAAGTTTTTGTCTTTTCTACCTCAAATGTATATTGTATAATTTTATCATTTGCTGAAGTTTTCGTTGTATATTTCTTAGTTGTTAATGTTACTGGTGTTACGTAATTATTCCATAATGAATTTGCTAGATCATCTTGGAATCCTTCTAGAATATAAATTTCAGGACTATTAATTAGTTCTTCAAACCATACTGCTTCAGCTTCAGAAATTAGATCTGTATTCATTTTAATCTTTTCAGTACTGTTTACTCTAAAAGTTTTGCTACCTCCTTTAAAACTATCATTTCTATAACTAAGGTCATTCCACGTTCCCTGTAATTGATTATAAGTTGAGCTTCTTGTATCTATAGATTTGCTAGATAACATTTTAAAAGTATAATAGTCCCAAACCCCCCATTGATTTAACCAAGCTAATCTTATAGGAGTATAATTTTTAATAGGTGTACAAATAATGTCAATACGATGTAATTTAGTTCTTGCTAATCCTCCTCCTTTTAGTCTGTATGTATAATAAGCTAAAGTACCTAATGTAATTAAATTTTGAAATACAGTGCTCCAGTTCCTTAAATTTCCAGGAAATACACCAAAATACAATAACTGTTTATTTACTTTATTTGAATAACTTATATAACCTCCAGACGATCCTGAAGTCGGATCTATTTCAACAGTTTCAGTTCCTATAGAACTACCATCAGAAGCATAATATATAAGCTCTACTTCTTCTACTGAAGGTGATGGAACTCCACCTAATACTTTCGGATTAATAAATGCAGTAGTTCCATAATCAGTATTTGTTGCATATTGTGTTACAGGAGCATTTGATAAAAAAGTATTTGTATCATCTATTGGAATGAAGTTAGTAAAATCAAATCCAAAATCATTTCCATCTCTTGATAGCTCTTGGTTATATTTGATATAACTGTTCAAAATTGTATAACTCATAGTAGTAGTAGAAGTACCATCAGTTATAGTTTGCTTAAAAGTTGCTGAAGTTGGATCATCATCTAAAAATTCTGTATAAAATTTTATTGCTAAATATCTTGCAGCATTATTATTTCTGGAAAATTGATTAATTAAATGCATAGGAAAAAATACGTTTACTCCATCTGCTTGATCCAGTTTATATTTTGCAGTTGATGCAGCTAGATTATCAGCTAATACAAAGTCTTCAACTGTTGTGCTTAAATCAAAAATAGCAGTTCCAGCATTATTAGGGACTGTTTTAAAAGTACCTATTAAATCATCAAAGTTAGATAAGTTAGATTGGTTAGTACTACTTATATGAACTTCAGCAACCATTTTGACTTTTGTCTGAGCTGCTACTATTGGATTATTTGTTATGCCAAAAATTATCTCTTGACCTGCTGCTAATACACATCCATTATTACTTGTACTGAAAGGTCTTTGATTTATTGTAGTTGCCATTTTCCTGTTGCTATTAATTTATTAGTAATATCTTCTTTTATTGATTCTAACATTTGAGGAGCAAACTGCTTAATTCCTAATCCTAAAGGCTTTTGAAAGAAACTTAAACTTTTAATTCCATCTCTTTTAATTGATCTTCCTATTACAAAAGCTAGAGACATATTAGATATAAATCTTCCTGATTTTTTATCTCTACCTTTTATTCCTTTTTTCTTAATCCATTTTGCTAAGATTCCTGGAGGTGGTTGTTTTGTTGTATATTTATAAGGACTAGATATTACTTTACTTTTATAGTCTTTATAATTTCTTTTTATTTTATTACCTGATACTCCTTTGTCTAAGAATTTACCATAGCTATCCATAAAGAACTGTAAAGAAAAGCCAGTGCTAGTTTTTATAACTTTAAAGCTTATGGAGTTTTCTAAATTAGTTCCTCCTCCTTTTGCCTTTTGTAAATTACCTTTTGATCTATTTACTACTTGCTTTCCAAAGCTATTTAAGTATCTTTCGACTGCTTCCATTATACTAATCCTACAAATATTTCAAGCTGAATATCTTCAGTACCTATTGGTCTTGCTTCTAAGTTTGCTAATTCATCAGTAACTCCAAATACAATAGTTGTATTTCCTGCTCCTTTTATTATATCATCTCCATTATATAGTATATGAGATGCTCCTGCTCTTAATCTTACAATATAAGAAGTTGCAACACCTACTACTGCAAGTTCTATTTCGTTTGCAGTATCTAAATTAGTTATTCTTATATATTTTGCATTATCTCTATCTATTGCTCCTGGAGCACTGTAAGGATGAGTATCAAATACTGCAATAATAGTATCTTGAGAATGCGTACAACTTACTATCCTTTCAAATACATCAACTATGTTTTGCGTAGTTACTGTATTAGTAGAACCTCTAAGACTTCCATTTAATACTAATGATTCTGTTACTGTTGTTACTAAATCTGCCATTTGTCTATATTTTAATTGTTATTTTTGGTGGTAATATTTGGATTTCAAGTTTACCTATTTTTATTTTATTTAATTTTTTTAAAAATTCTATCATATTAATAACCTGCTCCTCTATTTGTAACAGGAATATTACAAGTCTGAAAGTCATTCATTACTAAGACTCCTATGTTAAAAACGTATCCACAAAGAAGATTATCAAATCTTTCCTGAAAAGGCTCCATAGTGAATTGATCTGTCGTAAAATATAAAGGTTCATTTATATCATTAACTCCTGCTATTGATTGTCTAGATGAGTGCCTAAGCATTCCTATAAAATCAGTGCAAATTTGTAAAGTCTCATTATATACATCCTGCTCATTATTTAAAGTTTTTACTAGCTTTGTAAAATTAGCAGCTTCATTATTTTTAGTCCAGTTTTCTTTCTCAGTTACTTGATCACATACAAAGATTTGAAAGTTATAAGTAAGCTGACTATCTCCTGTTACTACATTTGTAGGATTAATATGTAGTAATGGAAACTTCTGCATCTTTTCTAAATTTATTTCCCAAATATCTCCAACAGAAGTGGATTTTATTTCTTCGTGATACTCACCTATTCGTAGGATAGTATTCAATACATTATTAAAGGTTTTATTTCTTACGCTCATTTGTCTGTACTTTATTTTGTTGATTTAAATCTGTCTCATAAGATAACCACGTTAAGCATTCTAAAAGACTTATATTTGTAACTGCATCTAATTTACTTATATCTTGATTACAGAGCCTATGCATTACTCCGAACCAGGACCACTTACTTGCAAATCCTTCCGAAGCGATTGCATTTTCGTTTTCCCCACTTCCAGCATCAAATACGATGGCAAAATCAGAAATAGTTCTTTGACGAAACTCCAAAAAAAAACCAGGCTGCTCTGAACATCTTCTGCTTTCATATTTTTCATTAATTCTGTTCGTATATCAATATCTCCATCATACTTCTTTATTGTATATACTTTATTTTTTTTATTTACTACAGGTCTATATAGGATTGACATTATCTCAGGTAAATGTTTTTCTAATCCTAATTTTATAAATGTCTCAATATCTGCATATTCTCCTAAAGTAATTCTTGAAAGATCAGGATGAAATCCATATTCTTTTCCTTCTAAAATTATAATCCTTTTTAAATTAGTATCTTGTTTTTCTTGTAAATGTCCTATCCTAGACATTATAGCTGCTACATCATTTATAGATAATTCAGTAACTAATTTTTTAGGTATATTAGATAATGCTTGTATAGTATTTAATGCTTCTATACTTTTACCTCCTTCTTGGAAGCTGATTAATTCTAACCATTTTTTTAAAGTTACTTCAGACCAAGAATTTATTACTTGATATTTTTTAGTCTTTTTGTTCTTTTTTATTTTGACCTCCATAATATATAATAGAAAATTTGTTAATTTAGTTTATTAGTTTATATTTGCAATTCATTTCTTATCTGTTTCCTTTTGAATCGGGGTTGTCTATTAGGCAGCCCCTTTTTTAATATACAAAATATTTACCTGCATTAGGATTATCTAAATGATAAATAACATTATATCTAATTCCATCTATAGCGTGGTTATAATTGTCTACATATAACTTAGAAGCCTTGTCGCTGAATATATAATTATTTAACTCTTTAGCTATATTAGTAGATTCTGGAGATACTATAAGCTCATAGTCTTGCATCCTAGTTATACCACTTTCAATAGTCCCTTTTTTTACTGGCTTTATATTAACTCCTAAATGCTTCAGGTCTGCTATTAGTCTAGGCTCTGAACTATCAGCAATAATTAACATATTGCTAACTTTGTCTAGTATCTTAGTAGCTAGGTCTTGAGACTTTAATCCATTCTGATATATATGCTCTTTTAAATATATCTTATTGTGCTTCTTATCGATTGCAACTTCTGTAAGACTGTCAGGATCTACTGAGAATCCAAAATCCATTCCGCACGAAGTCTGAAGATTATCTGGATTAAATTTTCCTATACTCCAATTCTCGAAGACTACTCCTTCAGCTTTAGATAACCATCCTCCTAAAATCTTATGTTTATACTTTTTAAAGTTCTTATGCTTTATAGTGTTTATACGATCTAAGAAGCTCGTAGATAGATTATCTTTATTATCTAGATATGTACTATGGATATAACATACATTGTCTTTAATGCCATTAAAACCAGCTTCTACTCCTTTTTCTTGAAAGAACCTTTTATAGATCCAATGCTCTTTTGTTACTGGATTGAGTATAAGTACTATTCTATTCTGTATATTCTTTTCTCTGATACTTAAATCTATAGTGTCAAAAATATCTTCATCAATAAGCTCTTCTGCTTCATCTAAGATCCAATTTGAAACACCCTGCAAAGACTTTAGACTTGCAGTCTGATTACCTGCTGAAGTCTTTATACCTCTAAATAATATGTCTGACTTATTGCTTAAATTAAGGACCTCAGCTTTATTAACACTAAATATATTATCGAATCCAAGTAAACTAATCTTTTCTAGAAATTCAGGTATTATAGATAAGTGAGCTGAGACCATAGTATACCTCGTAAATAGAACTCTAATGCCTTTAGACATTGTCAGTAATGTTAGAAATACTGTAACTGCAAAAGACTTACCACTACCCCTACCACCAGTTATAATAAAATATCTAGCTTCAGAATCAAATAAAGGATTGTATTTATTACTCAGTATCAGTTTCTATAAAGTTTATTAAAGGCATATTAATACTTTCTTCATTTGATGTTACATCTACCCTCTGCTGAGGTTTACCATAAAAGTATTCAAAGAATAATTTGACTGCCCATTGTTCTTTCTTTTCTAATCCTTTTTGTAATGACTCTAAAGCCATACCATTCATAGGAGTTAAATGCTCTATTAACTTTTGCTCTTCTGATTTGCCTTTACGTCCTGCTCCATCTCTTTTTCCGCCGTGTTTCATTTTGAAATAATTTGATTAATCAAGTTGTTATTATATAATAGAATTTATTGATATTCATTTGGTAGCATTAGTCTTATACCTAATTCAGTCATTGCCCATATTCGTATTTGGTCTGCATATACTTCAAAGTCTTTAGTATTCATTCGTGCAGAACTATTAATAATTTGAAGTCCTATTTGTCTTTCGTTTATCTCTATACTTTGCCATTCACTTGCAAACTTAACTTTTAAGCAGTCGTGCATTTCATCAGGAAAGTAACCAAGCTCTGAAGCTAAAGGTTGTACTATACAAGCCCAATAGTAATTATTTTGCATATTACTTCTATTGTTTCTTTGTTTCTTTACGTCTACTATATAATCATTACCTAATTCTTTTAAATAGTTTATCAGGCTTTGTTTATCTTTATCACACTTTATCACAAACTTCATTAATCAAAGGATTCATTGATTCCTCTTTTGCCTAATAGCTTCTCTTTTGCTCCTGCCCATAGCTTATCTCCTTTTTTACTTAATGATGGCTCTGTCCTTCTTAAAGTAGGTATGCCTTCAGTTGGTTTGCTATCCATATATTTTCCACAACTGCATTCAGCTTCTTTAGCAACCCATTTACCATCTCTTAAAACTATTGTAGCTTTTGAGATTTCTTTAGATTCTTTACAACATTTACATCTGTATAAAGTCATTTGGCTAGTCCTCCTGTTTTTACTTCACTTTCTATATAAAGCTTATCAAGTTCAAAATGTAAATGATTAATAGCTTTTTGAATATCCTGTTCTGCTGCATTACCTTCTTTTTTTCCTGCTCGTAATAGATAACTTGTAGCAGTTCCTACATTGTATGATAGATTAAAATCTTCTACTACTTTTCTAGCTGAATATCCATATTTATTTCCTTGATAATATTCTGGCTCTGTTTGTTCTTTATAGTCTATTGGCATTTTCGTAATCTTTAAGGTTTTTTTTTAGTTTGTTTTTCTCGTATGTTCTTCTTTTGTCTTCTACTATTGTTAAAAATATTGTAAGTATTAAAGCAAAGATTATAAATATTATAAATATCAAAGTCATAATTTGTCTATGAATTTTAGCATTTGCTGAGGTGTATATATTCTAGCATCTCCATCATAATTCTCATAAACAGAAGTAAAATTATCATCTTCATAAGTCCATAAGCTTCTCACATTATATTTAATATGATGTCTCAGTATTGATTTTATTCCTTTATAAGTTCTTTTAGTAGTCATTATATTTTTTATATAGTTTTTTTATTCCATCAAAAGCAGCACTAATGCAAGATCCACAATTTGTTCCAGGTTTATAATTAGTATTA